TGGCGGCTGTAGAGGCAGGTGTTGCGGCGTATATATTTCATATAGGAGGCGTCAAGTGAAGAAGTTTGAACCTAAATCAGAATGTACTCATGATGCATCGAGATGGGATTCCGGTATGTCATGCTGTGACTGTGATCAAGAAAGAAATGACCAGTTTAGAATGATGTATGAAGTCGTGAAGGCGGTAGGTGAAATGCTTGGAGAAGTCGGCCCAAAAGGTACTAATGAGTTTGGCACTACACTGCCGGAGTTAATGTGTAAAAAGTGTCTAGCGAAGCATTTAGTTAAGATCGGTGAGGCTTATTGCGATTTAGTTGATAAGCACGGGAGAGATGTGGGATGAATAAACAAACTGAATTACTTGTGTCTGAATTGTCAAAAACGGTATCACTCATAAATAATGGCGCGAAAGCTATAAGCTCCGACATCTATTCTCAAATACCGGACATTTGCAATCAGATCGTTTTGGCTAGGCTAATGGCCTCAATATTCGGTGTAATTTGGAATACACTGCTTATTTGTTTTTTTATATTCCTTGCGATTTTTTTTAGAAAGAAGGCCATTAAACTCTATGAACACGATAAAAACGAGGCATCATCATATAGCCTATATTGTTTTTTTTGTTGTTCAGCTGCATTTGTTTTGTTTATTTTTCTTGGTCCTGTAATACAGGGTGTTTTTAAATGCAAATACACACCAAAAATCGTCGTGATTGAATTTATAAAATCGGAGAACAGGAAATGAAAAACGATTTCAAGCAGGGCGATAAAGTGATAGTGAACATAAACGGATCGTTTCAAAAGTGCCAAATATCAAAGGTTCTAAAGACTATGTGTAGAGTTATTCTTGAAAATGGAATTATAGCAATAGTTCACAAGTCTAGCGTAGAGGTGGGTCGGTAATGGACGATATTTTGCATAATATTTTCATGATTTTAATTGGAGTTGTGATAGGGAATATCAGGGTTAAGAGGGTGAAGAAATGAAAGCCGCGTCTCATGTATTGCAGATGATGCAGGAAGAGTGGGACAACTGGAACAAAGACGTTGAAGAATCAAGACGGATCTCTTTGCCTACTGTAACGTTCAGAGAAGCTTTTATCAGAGGGTTTAATCGTGCGGTAATGGAAAAAGGAGAAAACAATGAGGAAAATACCAACAATATTTGAGCGAGATTTTAATGGAGATCGTAATCGAGTCACATCAGACGTTCACAAGGGGTGCGAGTGGGTCTTTTCTGGCGAGGGAATTACGACTAAAAAGCTAGACGGTACGTGCTGTCTAATAAGAGACGGAAAATTATATAAACGTCGAGAAATTAAAAAAGGACAAACAATTCCTGATGATTTTGAGCCCTGTGATGACGATCCTGAAACTGGCAAAAAGATGGGGTGGGTTCCAGTAGGAGATAGCCCGGAAGACCGGTGGCATAGAGAGGCATTCTTTGCGAACAGTGACCTTCCTAATGGCACTTATGAGTTATTGGGGCCGAAAGTTCAAGGAAATCCTGAAAAATACGAAGTTCATTACTTGGTTAAGCACGGGCTTTTTGTTTTAGATGATGTTCCGCGAGATTACGACGGTCTTAAATTCTATTTATACGGAAAAGATATGGAGGGTATTGTCTTTCATCATCCAGATGGACGTATGGCAAAAATAAAGCTTAGTGATTTTGGAATAAAAAGGGAAGGAGAAAAATCATGAACCAGGTAAGTCTAATCGGAACACTGTCAGCTAAAGGCGAGGTCACAAAACACAACGAGAAAGAATATCTAAAGGCTACGGTAAAAATAGAGAAAGAGTATGCCGGAACAGTATATAAAGACCTAATCTCGCTATCTCTAAGAGGCGACAATGTTTTTAAGGCTCTAGCTATCGACGTCGGAGAACGCGTCTTGGTCACAGGCAGCCTGGCGTGTCGTGAGTACACTGATAAAGAGAGCGGAGAGATTCGCCGTTCTTCAACCGAAGTTTCAGTGTTCCAGATTGAGTCGCTTAATTAATTTTGCGTGCTAGAATGATTATCGGGACAAATTTCAACGGGGTGGGGGATATCATCAATGAAAAGTTTGGCGGTTATGGTTTCCGATGTGCTAAAAGAAAGGATCGTTCCGCCATTCGGAACAGTAAGTTTGATTTTTTCACAAGGTAAGTTAAAATATGTGCAGATAGAAGAAAGGGTTGACGTAGATCAGCCAAAAATAAAGCACTACACACTAACCAAATAATTTAACGCTACCGAAGAACGGGGCGGCCTATCCAGAAATGGACGGGTCGCCCTTTTTTTTTGCTTAAATTCAAATAAAAACAGGAAAAAATAGGAAATATGTCCAACCCATCAACTTACTTCAAGCCAGGACAAATAGCCAATCCAAACGGAAGGCCGAAAGGCTCCGTTTCCCCATTTACTAGGGCAAGAACGATCATTATGCGGATTTTTCAAAAATATGAGGCTGATTTTGAAGAGAAATTAGAAGCTGAGATACAGGAGTTTGGCACTATCACTTTTTACAGGCGGTATGTGGAGCCTATCGCACCAAAAGCAATCGAATTAACAGGCGATCTTAATTTCAACCAAGAGGAGTCGTCAAAAGATGACGTGTTGTCCGATATAGATGCTCTCCAAAAAAAGCTTTCTAAACCGACTAAAAATTGTGCAAAGCGCACTAGAAAATAATCTAGTCACTCCAAGCGAAGCTAAGACTCTTATCGAGAGATTGGAGTTTATGTGGCGTTGTTCGGATATTTTGGAATGGGGCAAATATTACTTCCAAGATAAGTTCACGCTCCCCTTTTGTGAAGAGCTTCACAGGTATTTCATCGAAGTGGCCGAAGACCCTTTCACATCGACACTAGCCCCAAGAGGGCACGCCAAGACCACCATTAAATGCTTTCTAATACCTATATTTTTTGCTCTAAATCATCCAGATAAGTTTAAGCACTATCTAAATATCCAGTCCACAAGCGCAAAGGCTGTTTCTGTAAGTCTTTCAATTCGTCATGAGCTTGAAAACAATGAGTTATTAATGCGTGATTATGGGTGTCTTGTTTCTGACGAAAAATGGACAGAAAAGCAATTCATTTTAACCAATGGCGTAATTTTTACTGCAATCGGTGCAGGGGAATCTTTTAGAGGGAAGAACTATCGAAATGTTCGGCCAGATTATGTTGTATTGGATGACCTTTATGACGAAGAAGATATAGAAAACCCTGACCGCGTATTAAAAAAGAACCGTTGGTGGTGGGGTACGGTTTACAAGGCTGTGGCAAATGATAGGCATGTGAGTATTCACATTCAAGGTACCGCAATCAATCGTAATGATCTTATGCATACCCTAATGAAGAATTCTAGGTGGAAGGGGAGAAAATTTCAGGCTGTAAAGAGCTGGGATACAGAAGAGGTTTTGTGGCCAGAGGCAAACACTATCGAGACCTTGAGGCAGGATAAGAATGATATGGGCTCCATTATGTTTGAACGAGAGATGCAAAACGAAGTTCGTGACGAAGCCTCAGCGATTATCAAACTATCTGACATCCGATTCTACGACGGAAGGCAATTTCCAACAAAATACAAAGCGGAAGAGAATAAAAAAAGAGAATGCCTGTATGACGTTCCAGAGTACGTCATTTGGAACCGTGGGTGTGTAGATCCCGCAGAAAAAGAAAAAGAGATAAATGACTTCACTGCAAAAGTTGCGGGTATTAAGACAAACCTTGGCAACATCTATATCTACGATGCAACCAACGAAAAGCTGTCATTTAATGCAAATAAAAACTCAATCATCGAATGGTCAAAGCGGCTTGCCCTTCAAAAGGTTTTAATTGAAACGAACAAGGGGCAGGCTCTTTTTGACGAAATAAACCGCACGACTGATATCCCTATCGAGGGTAAACATGAGACGAAGGACAAAATCACGCGTAAAACGGCGCAATCTGCAAAGTTTGAAAATCACAAGGTATTTATTTCAATGCTTATTCCGCAAGCGGTGAGAGACGAGCTTGTAGAACAGCTCACAATAAATAAGCCGACGCATGACGATTTAGCAGACGCGGCAATAAATGTTCTTGAATTTGATAGTAAGCGCGAACTATTCATAGGGTAAAGGGGAGAAAAATGGGGATTTTTAATTTTAAACGGAAACATAACGGACTTGAAACATTGGCACTTCTCGCACTTAGTAAAAAATCTACACTTTCAGATATCGTTCAAGATATGTTTGGTTCATCTAGTGGGGCTCCGGTCATCCGAACTGAATCAGACGAATTAAACTCATACAACGGTCAATTGCCTTGGGTGTCCATTGCTGTGGACTGTATTACAAGAGATATTGCGTCTCAGGAGTATTTTTTTACAGATTTAAACGGAAAGATAATTGATGACCGCCGTGTGCCCGATGAGATTAAAATGCCATTCGAGAACGGGTGGAATGGACTGTCATTTACTCAAATGCTGAAATTTATTGTGCCAAGTCGTTTATTGACTGGAAATTCCTATCTTTGGCGAGTTTCTGCCACAGCATGGGGGCTCAGTAGAGACGTGCAAGACACATTTATACCGCTAAGTGCAGAGCAAGTTAAGATCCGTTTGAAATATAATTATCTTGGTGTAGATCATTATCAAGTCACTTTAGGCGATGGATCTCAATTTGAGGTTGCGCCAGACGATATTATCCACCTTCGACAGAACGCTACAATTAACCCATTTATTGGCATTGGGAATATCGGGAAGATGCGCCTTCTCGTTGAAGGAGAGATAAGCGCGGCCCAGTATATTAACTCATTCCTTGTCGACTCGATGAAAATGCCTCTCATGTCGATGATTGAGACTGGCAGCAGAACAGATGAGGAGTCAAGGCGTACTAGGGATATATTGAAATCAAAATTTTCTTCAAGGTTTGCATATTTTAACGGTGAAGGTATTAGCCTTACTCAATCAAGCCTTTTGCAGAAGGACGTTGAATTTTTGCAGCTTCGTAGAGACGACAGACAGGCACAATTAAGCATGTTCGGCGTTCCACCTGTAGTTGCCGGTATACCGGATGATTCTAATAGGGCAACATCAGGTAATCAGTTTGTCGGGTACTTCAAGAGTACAATTAACCCAATTCTCAGGGAGCTTGCAGACGATTTTACTAGACAACATGTGTGGAGATACAACAAGAATATAAAATTCCAATTTAGGATGCATAGCGTTGGCGATGTTGATACGCTAATAAAGCAGGTTCAGGCGGGTATTATCAGTCCTAACCGTGCTTCTGAAATGTCTGGCGAGGAGTTTGATTTGCTAGATGAATCACGCAATACGTTCTACATGCCAGCTAACTTGATCCCAATCGGCTCAGAGCCTACGCCCGCACAGGTTGTGCCCCCTGAAGAAAAGAAATCTCTCGACCTATCCAACCCAAAAAACATAGACGAAATTTGCGAGAAATTCTTAAAGTCCGCTACCAATCCTAAACGATTTCAGGTGAAGTATATACGTGCGGCGTTTAAGTCTAGGAATGCAATTGAGGATAAATTTGTTGGAAAGTTATCAGCATTCTTTGAGTCTCAAAAGAAACGTGTCCTTATGAAACTAGAAGCCCAGTCAAAGGCGATTAAGGCCACAAGTGTTGAGCTTATTTTTGATTTTGACGAGGAAAGCGCATTGATGCGAGAGGAGATGAAAGGGCTTTATACCTCTGGCGTCCAACGATCTATTGCAGATGTCAATGCAATAACGAATTCAAGAGTGAACCTAAACACCTCTAACCCGTTTGTCGCAGCATCAATAAACAAGCTTGGTGACCGCATTACGGGGCATCGAGATAGAAGCGGGAATTTGATATCAGTATCGGACACCACCCGTGATGCGCTACAAAAGCTTTTGACAAACTCAGTTAACGAAAACTGGAATATCAACCAGCTACAAGACGAGATTCAAGGAAAATTCGATCAGTGGCAGGGGTACAGAGCAAGAATGATTGCTAGAACAGAATCAAGGGCCGCTTGGGATGCTGGCGCGAAGGTAGCCTATCAAGAAATAGGTGTTGAAAAGGTCGATATTGTCGGGTGTACACAGTTTGAATCTGATTCAGATTGTGGAGCGCAAGGAAAACTCGTATCCGAAATAGACAGTCTTATTTTCCACCCTAACCATATCGGATGCCCTGCACCATCGGCAGAAATTTAATAGTTGACAATTGACGAAACAGATATAGAATTTTAATTGAGGTCACACGAATAAAAAAACCTTTTAGGTAAAAAAGTTCCGGCCTCATTAATTGAATAACTTTATCGCTACCGAAGAACGGGGCGAGAATCAGGCAGAAATGTCTTGATTCTCGCCCCTTTTTTTTTGTCCAAAAAAAGGATTGAAGTTGAAAGAGAAGTTCGGGCTAAAGAAAATTGAAGATGGCGTTTATGAGGGCCGAAAGGTCGTCGAGATGCTTGATTTTAAATCAGAAACGGACGAATCGGGGGACTTGTTCGTTTCTGGCTATGTGAATACAAAAAACAAACCAGACGCTTACGGGGATATCCCCTTTGGGGATAACGTTTACGATCTAAAAAGATATGCAAAGAATCCCGTACTTTTAATTGACCACAACAATTCAGCGGCAGCGATTGCCGGAAAGTCTGTGTTGCAACAAGAGGATAAAACCGGATTTTTTAGCAAATTCTTGATGATGAAAAATCCTCAAACGGAAATTGCAAAGCACGTTATCGAAGCCGTTAAAGAGAAGCTCTTGCGGGCGTTCAGTATCGGCGGGATTTGGAAATTTGAGGACGAGACAAACCGTCAGCACCTCACAAAAGCGGTTATTCATGAGGTAAGTCTGGTTGCCATCGGCGCAGACCCTCGTGCATTGGCGTCATCTATAGGCTCTAAAGCGATAGTGGAAACGAACAAAGGCCGCATGTCGGAGTTCGTGGCGCACTTAATTTCAGAGTATCGGAAAACAGAAGATCAGAAAATTATCGAATTAATTCATGCAATAAAGGGGCAAAACAATGGGTAAATTAGGCGAGTTAGTTAAAAAGTTAATCTTAGAGGGTAAATCAGACGAGGAAGTTGCATCAGAAGCTCTTG